GTTTTAATGTATGCTACATTATTTCCTGTTTTTTGTGGTAATAGATTGCTATTAATATCGTAAACTGATACTTCCATTACATCATATTTACAATCCCCAAAATCCGTTTCCTCTATTTCATTTTTTGATACAATGAATAAATCTTCGGCTTGTAGAAATTTTCCTTTATTATCTACATTACCATCGATTTTTTCAAAGTTTGTATATTTTTTAATACTCATATATAAAATTTATTAATAAGAATCTGGATGTAATTTTGAAAATTTCATATCATAAGATTTACTCTTTGTACTCTTATCACTTTTTGTAACTGATACTTTTAATTCACCACCTTTATAATCTGCACTATGTGAGTATGATTTATTTTTCTTACTATCAACATTTGCAACTGCCGACTCATCGATTGTAAATTGTATATCTTTACTAGCACCAGGTTCCATTGTAAATGAAGATTCGGATACTCTAAACCATCTCAATCCATTGGGATATGTTACATCTATACTTATTGAAATTGAACCTTTATCGTTATTTGTTATAGATAACGATTTACCATTTACCCATTTATTTCCTCCCTTTGCATTTACCTTACCAAAAATAGCAGGTTCATTTTGTTCAGTTTTGTCTTGTAATTTTACAATAGCAACATCATTAATAACATCCGCTCCAGCTGCCATAGCTTGTGCAGCGGTACCTTGTGTAATAGCCTGTTGTTGTTGTACTGCACCTAATTGAGCTTGCAATCCTTCAATAATTGAATTCAATGAATCAATTTGTTTTATTAATGCTTCAATTTGAACTTTATATCCAGTATTTTGTGATTGTAATGATGTTCTTAATATAGATTCTTCTACCGACTTTTGTACAGCCGTTTGAATCTGTTCGGTAAATGTTGCCAAACTATCCGATACCGTCTCTAATTGATTTGAAATCAAATCATCTTTTTGGGACATTGATAACTTTTCAATATTTACTTTTGTAACTTCGTTTTGTAATCTTTTTATTTCATTAACCGCAGCAGAATATTTTGCAGTTACATCAGCTAATTTAATGCGTAAATCATCATTTAGAGCAACCTCTTTATCGTATATAGGTCTTGGAACTAAATCTAAATTGGGAGTAGGTATTGATGGTTTTAATTCTTTTACCTCAATATCAATTGCCTTTTTTATTTCTTCTTCATCGTATTTATCTTTATTTAATTCCTTAAATACCAAAGAAGATGCTACATTTTTTTCATCTACAATTGTTATACCATAATCATTTTTGACAATAGCTTGTGAACCAGATGAAATTAATATTTCTTCTAATCTATTTTTTCTTTCTTCTTGTAATTTTTCAGCTATTGCTTCTATTGATGTTAACGCCATATTATTTTATTTGAAATGTATTTTTATCATCAAATATATAATCTATCCCGTCTATTTCAATTTTAGTTTTTATTTTATAAACTCTGTCAATTGGCAATGTATTCAAATCCATAACAAAATAATTACTGATAGAATCGCAACTTATTTTAGTATATTCTCCAAACGGGTATACAATTTCACCAGTTAAATAATCTTCTAATTGATAATAAGAAGATGTTGGTAAATAATTTATGCTATTGGGAATAAAAGTATTAGAAAAGGATTTTAATGGATATAAATCGCCTCCTTTTACTCTAATTTTTATTTTACTATTTGCATCATATTTAGTTTTTAAATTAGTCAAAACTACTTTAAAATTTTCAGAAGGAATAGATGTCAATGAACCTGTTATAAACGAAACATCACTCCAAACTAATTCTAATTTTGGTTCATATATTGTATGTGTTTCTTTTGAAAAGAATTTAAGCACACCATAATCAGTACCATCATTTACGGATGCTGATTCGTGGTGATGTATTATAAATCCATTATTATCCATAGTACCACTAACCCATAATTTAACTATTTTGGTAACATCCATTCTAACATCATCCGATTCATAATTAAATGATTGTGATGCAGACCCACTCAAATACCAAACCGCACCCTCTGCATTATTTGAACCCGTTGTTGTATTACCGGTTGTTGGATATACTGCAGTACCACCGGTTGTATCATAATCAACCCATTTGGTTTCAGTCAAACCATTTCTATATTTCCAAGTAACACCATCATATGTTACATTATCAAATTTAGTTCCGGTACCCATTACCCAACTAGAAGATACTGCATTTGCATATATTGTATATTCTACGGGTATTTCTTCGGAGTTTGCCGCCTTTAAATTTAAAAATACCTTATAACTACCCGTTCCTACATTGCTTGCTATTGATTTAGAAACATCTGTTATTGGAAATTTAATTAAAGTTCTAGCTATATCCATAGTAGACCCATAATAAAGTTTACCTACTTCTAATATCTCATCTCTACCGGTATTTTGTTCAGGTTGTTGAAGATATATACTTGCATCGTATGATGCTGTGAAAAATTTATGCATTATAAGGCCCTCCCTTTAATATCTTTGTTAGGAAATTTAACTTCAAAAACGCAAGGGTCTAAAGAAGGATATACAATCTTCCCTTTTGTTGCTTCATCTATATTATATTTGTTTGGAGAATAATTACCATCCCCCGCACATAAGTTTTTAATTTTAACCGATGGTACACTCATAACTCCTTCTACATTGGCAAGTATCAATTCAATTTCAGAAATATTAATTGGTTTATTAAATGTCCAATTATCTATACTAAAATGGTCTTGTATAAATGTTAAACAATTTGCTAACACCTCTCTTTTATTATAGTTTGAATAACATATAATTTCAAAATCAACACCAATGTTTACAATAAATCCATCAATCATATTAACCGCGTCAGTTAACATTCTATATTCACCTAAATAAGTTTTAAGATTTTGTTTAACGGCTTGATTTAATTGAGTAAGGTTTTTATTATCATCATATCCCAAAACATACATATTAATAGCAAATGGGTTGTTTACTTCCGAAATAGCAGTTCTTTTATTTGAAAGATATTTAACCAATTCTTTTTGAATTTCAGATTTAGCCATTCCTTTCATAGAATCTACCAAATTAGTAAATTCGGCAATATTATTAGGACTAGCTAAAATAGATGCAGGGGAATTATTATCAATTTCACCATCCGGACTAACATATACTTTTGCAACACTACCATATCTTGCTGGCATACTCAAAGCTCTTACAATATAATCTTGTCTTGTTACAGCTCTATTTTGTGAACCAAAAGTGGCCAATGCGTTTTGTCTAATTTCTTCAATTGATTCACCACCTCTACCACCAACAGCAGGTTCTATATTTTCAACTGCTATTGTTGTTTTTGCCTGATTATAAACTCTTAGATTATCATCACTTAATGATAATAAATCTTCTTCATATTCTATATTAATAATACTAACCAAATCTCCAGTATTTACATTTGCTTCAATTCCACCACCTACTAAATATTTTACTTTTAATGTTGTATTTGTAGGTGCTATACCAAATGTATTTGTTTTCAAAAAATTAGAAGGGTCAATACCTTGATTCAATCTATTAACTGAATTAGCCAATCCTAATCCTACATTTTTTGTATTGGGTAATATTTGTTCATCATTCATAGAGGTATCCCCACTTCCAAATTGTAAATCCATAGTGTTATTTGAATTAACTTTTACACTAAATCTTCTAGGTACTTTTTGTACTTCTAAAATATATGGAACTTCCGATGATTTTGAATTTAAATCAGAATTTGTATTACTTGAAATATTAGCCTGTTCTACAAATACGCTTTCTTGTGCCAAATAAGGTACTTCATAATATTTGTTATTATTAGAATCGGTAACGGAAACTATTTGTATTATATCACTATCGGATAAAGAAACCGATGGATAATCAACATCACTTCCCATTATAAAAGATGTTTCTACTTGAGTAGCAGATATTGCCTTTACTAATTTACTAATAAGATATTGTGTTGGAGCGCCGGTTGAATCTCTTTCATATACATCAATTTCTCTATCAATTGGATTTTCAAAATCAACAGAATCGGTTGTTCTAAATATTATATTAGAATTCGATGTTGATTTTATTTCCATTCCATCTTTAATTTTTAAATAAAATCTAGAATCAGGTTCTAAATTACCTCCATTATTTTTTGAAGGTACTATTTGATAAACCTTTATAGTTGTAGCAGCGGGTGCAGATAACTTTGGTTTATATCCCATAGATTGCGCAATTGATACCACATTTTTTCTTTCGCTAGCATTTGCTAACATTGATTCTTTTAATTGGGTATCCTGATAAAAAGAAAGAACATCTCCAACATATGAAGCCATATCAATGAATATGTTTCCAGGTGATGCATCTGAAAAATCCGAATAATTATCCGGAAAATATGTTTTTGCAAAATTAACTAGATTTTCTTTAAATGCGGTAAAATCTTTACCTACATAATTTATTTCTTTATTATTATTGCCCCAAGTTTTATTTAAAGATTTAATTGCCATTTTATGTTATTCTTTTATTGATACTTCTATACTATCTGTTATGTCCGGATTTGATTTTAATGAAAAAACTATATTAAAATTAATTATATGGTTATCCATATCGTTTTCAGTAAAATCAAAAACAATTTCATCTATATTAACTTCTGGAATCCAATAGTTTACTGCCTGCTCAATTGCCGCTTCTATTTTATTTTCAATTTGTCCTTCAATTATTGGTTCAAATAAAACTTTATGAATATCGCATCCGAATAATGGATTCATTATTCTTTCTCCTTTCTTTGTTAATATTAAGTTTTTAATATTTTCTGCATATTGTTTTCTTGTGGAATAATTTTTTTGAAATATTCCATCTTTATCTGAATTAGAAAATCCGATACTTAAACCTTTATGTTGGTTTTGTATTAAATCTTTTACGGATATTTTTCCTAATTCTATTGCCATTATTTAAATCTCTTTACTAATTCCGAATAATCTCTTGTCAATGCTTTTATTGTTGCATCTTGCAACCCATCCCCAGTGGATTCTAGTTGTTGTGGAATATTTTGAGGTATAGATGATACTTCTCTATAATCCATTGTCTCCCAATCTCCCTCCATAGTTTGTTGTGGTTGTAACATATCTAATACACTACCACCACTAACGCCTAATGCAGCTGTATTTCCTTCTGCTCTATGTGCAGAGGTAAATGGTTGGGTCATATTTAAAATCTCATTTATCATTGGGTCTTTTGAAAATTCTTTTTGTGGTCTTTGAACGGGCTGTTCGTATACAGGTTGTTTTCTTTTAACCGGTGTAGAATTAACTTCCGTCATCTCTCTTAACGATGGAGTAGATGTTTTCTTTTGCGAGTTTAATGTAACTGCACCAGATTTTATAAGTTTAACAAGTTCTTCTTTTACTTGTAACTTAACTTCGTTTTTAACAACTTCTTTAATTAAAGTTAATAAAATGTCTGATTTCATAATAATTGTTTATATGTTTTTAATAATAAATATTGTATTTAAATTTTATTTAGTTACCTCCACCAAGTATACCAGGTTGTGATATAGGAGTTCCAGCCGCAGTAGTCGTTGGTGATGCTTCTGATGATTTTGAATCGTTTCCGTATGGAATTGGCGCGCCACCCGCAATGGTAGATGTTAAATCAGTACCAGCCTTTACACTAATCATCGCTGCTATATCGGTAACAAGTCCGGTACCCTCTCCAACTGCGTAATTTACTGCCATAGGTAATAATTCTTCTGCAATTTCTTTAGGAGAAAGTTTCCAAGGTAAATCTGATAATGGATTTAAAGGTGGAATTGCGAATGGTTTTGTAAAATACCCAACCCAGGGTGTTATCCAAAATGGAATTGGTAATCCAGTTACGGATGTTTTATGACGAGTAAAATGCAATCCAGCAACGGATAATAAATGAAAATTTGCATTTATAATAAAATTCATAAGCCAAGTATCTACATTACCAATTGGAAACATTGGTTGTGTTGGGAAGATTCCAGGAAATACACAAAAACTCATATATGTAGAATCTCCATAAGTTGATAATGCAGGTGGGAATACGAAAATTGGTGCTTTTGATTTATCCATTTGTCTACCCATCCACCATAATTGTATACCTGCACCTACTTTTTGTAATAAATCTCCATTAGGACTAAATTTATTTGCTTCTATTGTAGTTGCCAAATATGCTGCAATTGCTTCATTTAATCCATAATTTATTAAAGCAGCAACATTATCACCTTTTACCGAAAACTTTTTTCTTGTTCCACCCGGTGGCTTTCTAAATTGAAAATATGAACTAGAAAATCCACCCGCAGCTACATTTAGTAATCCAGGAAACATAACATTCCCACTAACTATAACTTGTTCATATTGTTCTAAAAATTCTCTTACCCACTCTTCGGTTTCCAACCAATTTAAAACGTGTTCTGCTCCAGATAAACGTTTAGCTCCTTCCGTTTCTTTTGATTCGTTTACAATTCCTTCCGCTACTTTTTTTACCTCTCCTTTTAAAGCTTTTTTACCATGTTTTATTATTTCTTTAAAATTTACTGCTATTGTATGATTACTTCTATCATATTCTATCGTTTGCTTATTTTTTATAAATTTTTCATATTTTTTATAATATTTGCCAATTTTACCCAACATATCATCATTTTGTAAAAACCCTCTCATTTTTAAATAAAATCCTGCCCAAGACCCACCTGCTTCAAATGCCTTTTTTCTAGCTGCTGCAGCATTTGCTCGTTGTGCCCCCAATGTAGAACTTCTTTGAGATTGTGCTCTAGACCTTGCAGCAGCTGCTTGCCTATCAGCAATTGATTGTCGTCTAGTTGCAGCCCTTGATTCAGATTGTGTTCTTCTTGACATAATCTAAAATTAGTTTTTACTTAAAAAATTTCTAGCTGATAATATTACTTCTATTTTATCTTTAAGTGCATTAAATCCTGCTGCATTTGCCGGTCCAATGGCCGATGGGCCTGCGGGTGTGTAAAATACTTGATTTGTAATTAAATCTATTAATGTTTTTAATACATCTACTAACTCACCACCTAATACCATTTGTTGAACCGCTGCACCCGCATCACCTTCACCGCTATCACTTCCCAAATATACATTACCACCCGAATCTGAGTTTAAAAATATTTTAGTGTTGGTGTGTAATGTTATGTCTCCATCGGAATGCTCATATATTGAAGAAGCAGCATCTACACTAAATACACCATCGGTAATTACACCAGTATTTCCTTTACCAAAGATAATAAATTCTTTTGCTTTAGCCGATAAGATGATTCTATCTGAATTTATAAATAATTGGTCTCCTTTTAAATCTCCAGAAGAAGGATATGAGCCAAATCCTACTTTACTTTTTTTAATCGTTTCTTTAAAAGGTATTTTTGTTTTATTAGAGGATATATAAATAGAAGTTCCATCTTTATTTATATCTTCATCTATTAATTCTCCTAATTTTTTACTATCTAGTGCTGGGTTTTGTTTATTACGAATGAATATGCCTGGTGAAGAAGTTTTACCATCTTCGGTTAAAAAAAATTCACTAAAACGAATTGTATTTCCAACTCTACCGGTTATAAGCGTATCTCCTTCTCTTGGTTTTAAAAATTTAATCTTTTCGTTTACTTTATATTCTTTATCTTTTTTTATCTTACCATCGCTGGCCTTTTTGGCCATTCCGGTTTGCTGTATTTGTTTATAATCTTCATTATTTGAACTAGATTTTCCTCCAGCATCTACATATTTTATTTCACTAGCTCCAATTGTTGTTTTATAATCTTCTCTATAATTTGGATATTGTGTATTTGAAAATGGTAACCAAAAATGTTGCATACCGATATTCAATATCAATACAGTCTCTCCTACAATTGGAAATGTTATATTATTTTTATCAAAAGGAATTGCATAATCTATTAAAGATATTGAATGTTCTTTTTGAAATTTAACCGCTCCTAAAAATCGTATATCCGGGTCTTTATCTTTGTATTTATTATCATTATAGTTTACACTGGCGCTAATATTGTATAATAATGAATCTTCCTTTATTTCTTCGGTTGATTTGTATACTTTTGTTACTTTGGCCAAATAAACTTCTAAATCGCTTTTACTTTCTCCAGTAAATTCCGAATTGCTTGTTACTTCCCACATTTAGATTTTGTTTTTTATTTCTTCAATTTCTATTTCTAAATCTGTCAACTTTTCTTTATTTTTTTCTTCTACCTGATTAATCGTATTTTCCATTTCATTAAGTAATTGCGCTTTTTCGGTTTCACTTAACCAACCATCCTCACCAATACCTTTGGCTTCGGCGGCCGCAAGTCTTTGTGCAATTGTTGCTAATTTAATTAAGTGGTCATCGTTTTTAACCGATACCTCAATCAAATCTTTAATGATTGGGGCTATGACGGTTGCTTCACCAACATTGCGAATTAATTTACGAAGCGATTCAATCAGTTCGGAAATATTTTTCTTTTTGTTTTGTTGGTTATCGTATATGTCTTTAAATAATGATGATAAGTTTTTACCATCAAATAATTGAAATTCGCTTGCCATTATAATATGTTGTTTCTTACTATATAATTATAAAGTTCTTCACTTATTAGATTATATCCTTTTTTATTAGGATGTTTTGACGGTATAACGTCAAATGGTTCCGGATATTCCCACGCAGTTTCATCAGATATTTTTACAATAAAATCTCTAATAGTTTGTTTACCAAATCCCCAATAGTTTTTTGTATTTATTAAATGTGTAACATCATCACCCCTTCTCAAATCTTGTACCATCATATCAAACGCATCACAAAATACATATTTTACACCATAACTCTCTAACATCTTTTGTAAGAAAATAATATAGTTTTGATTTATTATATTGTAATAATTTTGATTAAACATATTTTCTAAAAAGAAACGTTTATAATCTTCTAAAAATCCATTGTATTTATCATCTCCAAATTTATATGATTCAAAAAATTTATGAGGTAATAAAGTAAGTTCTTTTATTGACCAACTTATCCACTCGCCTTTTGGTAAGAAATGAACATGGTCTCTTAAAGATGAACTCCACATAATTACTACTAAATCTCCTTCGTGGATTTTTCCGTTTCTTAAATCATTAATAACTTCATTGAATATTAAATTATTTGCTTTACCACTCCATCCATTATTTTCGTGGTCACAATTTAATTTTTCTGCTAATCGTATTGGCCAAGAATGTTTATTCCTAAAATCTTTAAGAAACATTCTATCTTTTAATTTTTGTTCTTCATCTATAATAGCACCCTGGCCTTCTGTCCAACTATCTCCGTATGCGTATAATTTCATTATTTACTAATTAAATATTTTCCTAATACTAAATAATCCATATCACAATTATGAAATGTCCAAATAGCTTTTTGTGGGTCATTAGTCATTGTATGGTCTTTTAAGTTGAATGATGTATTTAATAGAATTGGTGTTCCTGTTAGTTTTTCAAATTCCTTTAATAATTCATAGTAAAGTGGGTTATCCTCTCTTTTTACAGTCTGTATCCTTGCAGAATTATCAACATGCGTTACTGACGGAATGTTTACATCCTTTTTAACTTTAACAACCTGATTCATATAAGGAACATCTTCTTCTGATATAAAATACTTTTGATAATCTTCAATTGTAACCGATGGAGCAAATGGTCTAAACATTTCTCTCTTTTTGACAACCTTATTAATTCTATCTCTAATGTCGGACAAATGTGGATTAGCCAATATAGAACGATTACCCAATGCTCTTGCACCAAATTCAGTC